TGGGGACCAGCGAATAATCAGACCGGATCGACCGTCAATGTGGCTGATAGCTGACCCCTCGGGCACAAGCCACTGAGAGGACACCATCTGTTTTCGATTTTGCACAATGTGTGAGTCGATGGCGTTGACGCGCTTTTGGAGCTGGATGAGATCAGTGAACATACTTGCGCCCCAGTACATACCGGGGATTTCTCTGTATTTAATGAAGGTATAGGGTAGTTTGTCGTCACAGGAGTCTAGGTCTCCTTTATAGAGAACTCGACCTCCTGCGGTAATAAGGAGGAGTCCTTTGGGCCACTTCTTATCGGGGACGTGTCTAGTGAACTTGACCAGAGCATGGTCACGGCCTCGCTCTTGCTGAAGCCCTGAATACGTCTGAATAGAAGTATTGTATATACCTTCCCATTCTGTGACTTCTAAGTCCTCACCGACAACATCCTTAGCCTTACTGCCCCAAATGCTCCGAATCTGATCCAGATCCATAGGGTCAGTCTCGACCACATATCGTGTGTCTTTGAAGTCTTTTACTGGTTGTGGGAACCAATTTAGGAGATTACAGACCCTCTCCTCAACTTCGCCCACGTTGTATTCACTAAAGAGGGGTTCGCCCTTATTGTTCTTGGATTGCTCCCGGTATTTCTCTTTAACAGGCTTACCAGTTGTATAATCTAGCTGACTAACCTTACTGGACTTCATCTGTCCTTGGCACTCTGGGCATTCAGTGATGCCTACAGAAAAAGAGTCCTTATAACCACATTGAACGCATTCAAGAATATCCTTGGTCACGTCCCGAGATTTGAGACTCATCTTGGGAGACTTGATATTCTTACCTGCCCGCCCGTTCCACGTAGCCGACAAGACACAAGTGCCAGCCAGCATAAGCCAGCCAGCACCGGGGATATACAAGTCAGTCTCAGTCTTCAGGCGAAGAAACTCAGCACGAAGCATCCGAACTGCGGCGTGAGCAGCCTCTACGTCAGACTGGTCCTTCGTAGCCGGGTCAACAATCTCATTCATGTCCCCTGAGCAAAAGAGGTCCACGATCCGGTCGAAGTATTTTACAAGGTAGTTGGTAGTTGGAGTAGGGACCCACTCGTCAAGACTGTGGGCCTGAAAAGACTGAGAGTGCGGAACGTAACGAACCCACTGATCCCCTGCGAGGAAGTGGATTGCTTCCTTTATCTGATACTCAAGCCCCGTGCGGCCTCCAGATACGTAACCATAGACCTCTTCTGCGAACGCATTAAGGTCCTCCTCGGACGAGGGAGGCTTTGTAAGAGAGGATACGGGACTGCCAGTTGTATTGTCTTGTGCCAATCAGGCTCTCCTTACCGCGATATCTGGTCTAGAATAGACTTCCTCTATCTATTCGTCAACTTCTTTATGTTCCACATGAAACATCCCACCCATAGCCATAAGTGGCCCCAGAGTCGGATCGTCGAATAGCTCCGTCGCATCTCCAACAAATCCATCCCCCTTGAATCCGGTAAGCTCAGATACCCGTTTCGCCAACTTAACCTGAACATCAGCGAAGTCGTCCTTGTTTATCATTAGCACAGATCTGGACGGAAACAGCCACTGGACCCCGGCTGGCAGGTTGGGCGAGACGAAGAACTTGAGATAGCTGATCCCCATTTCGTAGAGACTGTCTACGATGTAGCCATTCGTCCAATTCTGCTTCTGGGGCTGGAAATTTGGAGCAGGTTGATCTTCCCAGCTACCACGCCCTCCCCGGTCTTCAAGGCCGGCAACAACACCGTCTGCCTGAACATTGGCCTGTGCTGCCATGCGTTTCCGTGCTTTCATCTCTTTACCGGGTTCGCCGTACCGGTATTCAACATTTAGCGCGCCACCCGGACCACCCGTACCGCTAGAGTATGAGTCGGCCACATTGTCGCCATTAACTGGAGACACCCCCCGCATAGGAGCGGATTTAAGCTCCAATGCCGGGGCTTCCATCTCCTGAACCCGCTCCTCTCTGAAGGAATCGGCCATATCCGCTACGTCAATCTGGTCAGGAACCTCAGTCATTTTGGCTGACCTTCCGTGCCTTCTACGTCTGAAACAGTCGATGATCTCTGCGATGCCATGTGTTCCATCAATGGTGAAAGCCTTGGGTCGTCCAGAGGTATGAAGCTAGAATCAGACGGAGCATTACTGGCGTTCGACCTTGATGCGAGGTTTGTCACTAACATAGCGCGCTCTTTACACCATGCGTTGCGCTCCAGATTGATATGTCGGAGCAGCATAAAGATGATAAGCATGAACGGTAGAGATGTTGCAAGGAACTCATACCACATAATGCGTCTCCTAAAAGCCTACAAGATTCCCCATAGTCGAACCCTCAACTACGCGCTCTTGGTAGGTCGTTTTCTTGTGCTTCGCTATAATCCTATCGCTTCGTAGCTGGTTGTCCAGTATCTCAAAGTCCTCTATGCCGTGGCTCTCTGGCACCGGTTCGCCGTTCCAGAGAGGCATCAGGTGGTTCTGCGCGACATCCGTCCTCATTAGCTGCACTCGAAACATCTCACAGGCAATCATCCACGCCATGACAAGGTCATCGTGGGCGTTCTGGATAGCCTGAAACTTCTCTGACTCCAAAGCAAAAGTCTCAAACTGAGAGACGAGGCTGATGGAGTTGACATGCACAGAGTCATCTATCATAAACTTACGGCATTGAGCGACCAGCATCGCCCGCGTACGGGCATTCATGTTGTATCCGAGCTTGGCAGTAGGCTTCTGGTAGGGAAGCCCAACCTCCTTCATCTCAAAATAGATGTTCTTGTATCCCATCTCAAAAAGGGCGCGGTTGGCACCTCCATCTCTATTGTTCTCGATCCCAACCAAGGCGTCGTTATAATACGTGCCAAGGGCAAAGACATGTTCGGCAAGTGCAAAAGGTTCGATTTTGCCTTGAAGTTCTGCAACCTGATCTCCTGTTGATACTCTAATAACTTCAGCTACTGAGTCGTCGCCATGCTGAAGTCCTTCGCTCGGGTCTGCCCCAAGCGCATAAAGCTCTCCTTCAATGGGCTGCTCCCAGAATGTCTGCTTAAATCTGGACGAGTTCAACTTCGCCATCCTCACTGAATCTCAAGTGACCACTATTCCCATCCGTAATTCCCTCACGCAGCGTTCGTATCATGCTCAAAGGGAACGCAAGCTGAATACCCATCGGGACAAACATACCGTGTATTCGGACCTCTCTACTGTCTTCGTCCCACTCCCGCATCAAAGAAGACTTAACCTCTTCAGTTATGTGCGGGTTGTGCAAGAGAGAATAGTTGTGGAACGGTATTCCTTTTTCTTCTCGCTTGAGGTAGACATCGTGATAAACCCATGGGATTCCCCTGAGTTTCTCATAGACTGGCGTAAGAGTGCCCCAGAGATAGCCATTGCAATCCGCAATACGAGTTCGGCACTCCTCCATAATATCCTTTGGTTGCTCCTCGTCGGCCCAGACGATTGTGCGTGAGGTTCCTTGAAAGGTTTTTCGCTTCTGAGTTGAAAACTTGAAGGTGCATCGGCTACCGTTTGTGGTAGCGAATCGACTACCTTTCCATCCTCCTGATTCAGTCCACTGACAGGAGTCGTCAACGAAGTTCCAAAGAAATCCGCTTTCATCGTCTCCAAGGATTTCTCTGACAAGGGTTCTTTGGATAATATCAATAGAGGTATCTTCTGTGTCTGAAACGATCCATCCGTCAATCGTCTTTCCTTCAAACCTTTCATGTGGAACCGGCTGCTTCGTGAGCATGTCGATGCCCATCATGGACGAATAGAACTTCATCCAAGTCGAAACGGTTTTGCCAGTACGATTGCCGGCGACGAGCCACGCTTGGTGTGCCCATTCTTGCAACCACCCAAACTGACATGGGTTGTCGTCTATCGTGTACCCAAAAGGCTTCCATTGAAAAAAGGGCGACGATGCCAGCTGTAAGACTTGCTCGTAGGCTTCCGGTTGCGAGTCTGCAAAGACTTCGTTTAGCCATGGTTTCTCCTGAAGCTGGCTAGCAAGGAGCGCCAGCTTTGCCAACGGGCTGGCGTCCGGTGGAGTGGGCTGCATACTTAATCCGGTCAAGTCCACAGCGTTTGATCTCCTCTGCGATCATGTCGGTAAGGTCAGGGTAGGTAGCAGTCACACCGGGGCTCCGGTGCTTCATTCTGAAATATAAGAACCAGATCCGGTCAGCGGGAAAGACAACGCGCCCCCGAATACTCTTTCGAGTTTCCGAGGACGCATTTACCCATTTATAAACAGTGAGTTCAGATATCTTGAGTCGATAGCAGAGCGTCTCCACTTTCACCCACGGCCCGTCGAATACCTTCCGACGAATCACCGTTGTGGCCGTGCAGCATCATGGCGGCTTCTATTAGATTGACGAACTGATTCCATGACATCGCTACGAAGGGTTCTGCTCTGTCTCTTTGTAGAAACAGGAAGTCGTTACCAGCAAGCCATCCTTCAATCGTTTTGAAGCCACTTCCGTCTTTACGAGCCTTGCATTCAGCGAGGTACCTGTTGGCGAATCGAATATCTCCACTGAATTGCCCACCAGCTGCACCGGATAACGGCACTCGCTCGGCAGGAAT